GGCTTAATGAGTAATAAATATTGCCAGGCGCTGGTGGAACTGCGGAACAAACCAGCCCATGAACTGAAGGAAGTGGGCGATCAGTGGCGCACGCCGGATAACATTTTCTGGGGAATTAACACCCTGTTTGGCCCGTTTGTTCTGGATCTGTTCACTGACGGTGATAACGCCAAATGTGCTGCGTATTACACGGCGGAAGACAACGCGCTGGCGCATGACTGGTCAGAACGTCTTGCGGAGCTTAAAGGGGCTGCCTTTGGTAATCCCCCATACAGCCGCGCCAGTCAGCATGAGGGGCAATACATCACCGGCATGCGTTACATCATGAAACATGCCAGTGCCATGCGTGATAAGGGTGAAGGAACTATGTCAGCATTGCCATGGTAAGGGAGAAGTCAGCACCGCGTGCAGAGGGTGTAAGGGTAAAGGTATTGTCCTGGATGAAAAAAGAACCCGGCTTCATGGCACGCCTGTTTATAAGATTTGTGGGCGTTGCAGTGGAAACCGGTTTAGCCGTTTACCAACCACACTGGCGCGGCTTCATGTCCAGAAGCTGGTACCAGACCTGACGGATTATCAGTGGTACAAAGGATATGCAGATGTCATTGATAAACTGGTTACAAAGTGCTGGCAGGAGGAAGCTTACGCTGAAGCACAATTGAGAAGGGTGACGAGATAAGCGATTTTCGCCGAAGATAACGACATAATACTTGTATTTCTCAAAAAATATGGATAAGATTTTCTCAACGATGGGGCTTGTGTATCTATCGTTGAACAATTTTTACGACCTCGCTATTGCGAGGTTTTTTTATGGTTTTTTTCTATTCAATCTACATCAAAATCAATGTGTTATAATGTTTTCTGTAAAACAACATTAAAAACAGGAGAACATTATGAAACTGACCTCTATCCATCTTGAAATACTACGTCGAGTGAATGAATTGCAGCCAAAGGATTCTAGAATTCAGGCTGCATCATTACCTCATCTCTCAGCAAAAGAGGTTAACTTTGCTATTTCAGATCTTGCTGATATAGGTTTTATCGATGTTATACGAAGCAAATCTGCCGAAGGTGGATTGATTGCTAATGAGATAACGTCAAAAGGTTTTGCTTTTTTGAGTGAGATTGGCGCTGAAAAAAATTCATCGATGAGCACTCATTGATTTCTGCTTCAATCGGCTGCCAATTGGCAGCCTAAACTGTAAAGTGAATTTAAAATCGCCTACAATTGATGCTTAAATTTTGTTCTGTATCATCTGCAGGTTTAGGGATATCACAGTAGCTTTCTGACAAGAAGAGTTCTTTTCTTCTACCAATGAAGTGGTTATGTTAACCTGCGCTAAATCGAGACTGGTGCGGAGTGGAATCGAAAGTGTCATATTTTTACAGAAGCAAGAATATTTCAGGTGTTTCTATAAATGAAGATAGCTTGATTAGCTTAAGCACGGCAATTGTCGAACGCTGCGTTAAAATGAATGAGCAAGCTCAAAAGGAAAGTAGGGAAGTTTGTGCTCAATGTGTTTTTTTTATTTTGTTCGATGGTAAGGGGTATAAAGTTGATTCTATCGGTGAGCTTGTGAAATACTTTAGACAGGCCACTAGGATTGATCAAATAAATTTTACTATTGAAACTTATCAAAGTCGACAGTCTAACAGGATGAATGGATCTTGGATGGAGCTACGAATTGATGAGAGGAATTCAAATAGCAGCACAATGATTGTAGCATCGGAAGATAATGAGTGGGTTGACTCGTTATGGATTACGATTCAGGATTTACTTAACAAGTGCAAAAATAAATTTAGATTTTTTAGAACAGCTTGGACTATGTTAAGTATCCAGATTTCAGGTGTGACAGTTGGCTTTTTGCTTAGCTTATGGACAGCCTCAAAACTGGCGCCAAAACTATCAATCGATGGTGCATTTGCTTTATCATTTATTTGTATCTTTATTTTGTTTTCGAACTTATGGAGCTTTGCTATTCCATTAATAATTAAGCTTATCGACTTTTTGTTTCCTAGTGTTAAGTTTGTTATTAATGGTAAAAATTACTTTCACTGGAGTGTCCAGGCTATAATTGGAGCGATTGCCAGTGCGGTTATATTGTATTTTATTAGCTCCATGTTGCTTTTTGCATTAGAAATGTTAAATAGCATCATTAAGAAATAGTTAATGAATTAGTTATAATTACATCAATTCTATGGCTGCCAAATGGTGGCCTTTTTTATTCCTCTCATTTCTATTTCTGAGAGGACTCACTGCAATAAGAGGTGGCTAATGTCCGATCCGATTTCCGGCACAGGGTTAGCTGGTGGAGCCCTAACGGGCGCTAGTATTTATGGACTGCTGACCGGAACTGATTACGGCGTTGTATTTGGCGCATTTGCAGGGGCTGTATTCTACATAGCAACAGCAGCAGATCTGAGTGCATCGCGCCGACTAGCATATTTTATCGTGTCATATATTGCCGGGATCCTTTGCTCTGGGTTGGTTGGCTCCAAGCTGGCGAACTTGACCGGATACAGTGATAAACCTCTGGATGCTATTGGTGCCGTAATCGTCTCTGCTTTAGCCGTTAAAATCCTGACGTTCCTGAATAATCAGGATATCGGCTCGCTGGTGGCGCTCATAACGCGCCGGGGAGGTTCAGGTGGAGCTAAATGACCCGACAGCAACTATAAATGCGCTGTTATGTGCTTGTGTTGTTATTACTCTGATGTTTTATCGTCGTGGCGACTCCAGACATCGACCGTGGATATCTCGCTTAGCGTGGCTGCTTACGGTCATTTATAGCGCCGTACCGCTGGCGTATCTGTGCGGTATCTACCCTTATTCATCGTGGGCCACTATCGTGGCCAACATTATTTTCCTGTCCGTGCTGGTCGCCGTCAGAGGCAATGTGGCACGTCTGGTTGACCATCTGAGGCACTAATGAACCAATCACAATTTCAGCAGGCGGCTGGTATCAGCGCCGATGTTTCTGCACGCTGGTTTCCGCACATTGATGCGGCAATGAAAGAGTTTGGTATTACAGCAGTTAATGATCAGGCCATGTTCATTGCACAAGTCGGGCATGAGTCTGCAGGATTTACTTCGCTGGCAGAGAGTTTTAACTACTCGGTTGAAGGGCTGAAGAAAACCTTTGGTAAGCGTCTGACGCCGTACCAGTGCGAAATGCTGGGGCGTGTCGATGGTAAACAGGTCGCTCACCAGCCGCAAATAGCCAATCTGGTTTACGGTGACCGCATGGGGAATAACAGCCAGGGTGACGGCTGGAAATATCGCGGTCGTGGCCTGCTTCAAATTACTGGCCGTGAGAACTACACCAAATGTGGTGCGGCGCTGAAACTTGACCTTGTCAGTACACCAGAATTGCTAACGCAGGAGCGACATGCGGCCCGTTCGGCGGCGTGGTACTTCACGTTACGCGGTTGCTTGATGTATTCGGGTGACGTGGAACGTGTAACGCAGATTATTAACGGCGGACAGAATGGCATTAAAGACCGCCGTGAACGTTACGCCAAAGCAAAAGCCGCACTGGTATGAGGTCACTATGGGACTTGAAATGATTATCGGCCTGGTTGTTGCTGTGCTGGCTGCAATTGCAGGTGCTTTTGGTCTGGGTAAATCACGCGGTACAAGTATCGCAGAAACAAAAGCGGACCAGCAACGCACTGAAGAACGTGCAGCTGCTACTGAAGCCGTTGCAGAACGTAGGGTAGAGACAACAAAAGGAGCCTGGGATGTACAGCAGACTGTTAATCATCTACCTGATGACGATGTTGACCGTGAGTTGCGCGAAAACTTTACCCGCAAAACCTGAAGTAACGGACACGGCCTGTGACTGGGTAAGAATCATCTACCTCACAGGTCAGGACATTGAAGTGCTGGATAAGCTTACGAAGCGGGATATTCTGGCACATAACAAAGCAGTACAGCGCAACTGTATTAGCCAGTTATGAGGCAAACGAGATTGCGGGCAATTATCGCCCGCAATAAAGTTATCAATTATCTCCTTTAAAGGAGTCGTATTCACCCCAATCAGCAAACCCAATCGGTCTTTTAGGGGTCTCTAAGCATAAGCGTTTTTTTCGGATTAGCAGGACATTTATTTGAGATACATGCTGAACAAGTTCTACAGGACTGCCATCCTCCAGAGTACCAATGAAAGAAATTAATGATGGATTCCAGTAGCTTATGTCTGTGAAATGAAATTCAATGTTTTTACCAAAGCTAGCTAGTTGTCCTCCTACCTCATACTCTTCTTCAAGTTCACGGTGAAAATCATTTATCCAGCATATAAGGCGTCTATGAAATTCATTTGCAAGATTGTAGTCCTTTGGAACATATGGCTGTGAGTATTTGAGGAAATCATTCATGTAGTTATTTGTCATCAGGGCGTCCTTTACGAGCATAACCATTGTTACTTAACGGATTGAAACGCTATTAAATAACATGGTTTCTATCATAATTTCTATCCGGAGTTTTCCATATGCCGCCACGAATCCCAAAAGCCTGCCGTGTTCGCGGCTGTCGTTCTACCACTACAGATCCGTCAGGCTACTGCGAAAATCATAAAGGTGAGGGCTGGAAATCCTACAAGCCAGGTCAATCACGGCAGCAGCGCGGATAGAGGCAGGGCATTTGGTTCAGGCGGAGGTGGTGCATACGATGCAGGTTATAGCGGAACCAGTATGACGGGCGGGAAAGGTGCTGCTGGGGTTTGTATTATCGAGGAGTTTGCATAATGAATGCGTCATATGCAGTTATTGAAAATGGGATGGTTGTGAATGTCATTGTCTGGGATGGCGAGGATGAATTCACTGTGCCGGATAATCTGCAGCTCATTAATATTTCTGATATCAGTGAGCAGCCCGGAATCGGCTGGGCGTATTCAGACGGGATATTTACTGCGCCGCTCCCTCCGGAACGTTCTCATGATGAACTGGTAGCTGACGCTGAACAGAAAAAACAGTCGCTGATAGACGCAGCAATGGCCAATATCAGCGTGATTCAGTTAAAGCTGCAGGCCGGGCGCAAACTGACGCAAGAAGAAACTACCAGACTTAACGTTGTGCTGGATTACATTGACGCGGTGACAGCAACTGATACCAGCACCGCGCCAGATGTCATCTGGCCTGAACTGCCGGAGGCGTAGGCCATTCAATATCTGGCGCACTGGAAGTATCGACCAGCTCCAGTGCGTCCAGATAATCCAGCCACAAATTATATTGCGCCAGTTCCTCACCTTTCAGACGACCAATAGCCGCTTTACCAGCCCATTGTTTACTGTTCATATAATCGTTGGCCTGATTAATCAATTGCTGCTTTTCCAGTTCGGCTGCAGCAATCTGTTCCTCATGTGTTGGTGGTGGAATTTCAGACCATGCAGGAAAACCATTTTCTCCAGCGATACGGATTTTTCCTTTCGGCGGTAATCCGGAAAACTCAATATACGCTTGCTCATCAACTTCAACAGCATCATCTGGCCATGAGTCAGCTTGAGTGTAATCCTCTTTCATTTCCAGTGGATAGAAAGAGTTTGTAGTCGCGGAATATATGTAATTCATTTTTCACTCCATATAGCTAAATTAACAGCCTAACGCTAAAAATGAAGCGCCGAGACCTGGAGTACTGGCTCTGGATATAAATTTAACCGGGTCGGAACTAAAAGCTGCGCAGGCAATATAACCAACAGACCCGCTATCTGGTGTGTAGTCTTGTGAGACCAAAACACGCAGACATCGGTTTGGAAATGCAATCGGAAAATGGGTTACCACATCCTGTGCAATGCCTGGTGCGCCGATTGAGCCCCACTGAAGAATAAAACCAGATGGTAATTTTTGATATCCAGTACCTGAAACAGAAAGCGTGAAGCTACCCATATCAGGTATCTGATTCGTCCCTGTCCCCACATTCCTTTTTGCCGCTTCTCCCAAACCAACGTTTATGAAAATGCAGAAATAACAAGCAAATGGCATCATTCCTGCTTTTGTCAGGGAGATCTATCATGCTTATTGGTTATGTACGCGTATCAACAAATGACCAGAATACCGATCTACAACGCAATGCGCTGAACTGTGCAGGGTGTGAGCTGATTTTTGAAGACAAGATAAGCGGTACAAAGTCCGAGACCTAGGGCTGACACTGCTGTTCTTGATGCAAATTAAAGGATTTAATAGTGAGTAGCGGCCTTACTAATGTAAGGCCGCTATAATCATTTTATTAATTGCATTAATCGTGTTTTGGCCATACTTTCAATGCAATTTCCCCCAACTTTTTACCCCGCTCCAGGATTTCATCCTCATCCCATTTATCCTTAACTATAAGTGGAATGTTCAGTCGTAGATTGGTGTGGACGATGAGAGCATCACGTTTTTTCAGAAATACAGCATTCTGAACAGAACGGTTTACGCTAAGGTTAAGCAAAGTTAGATTTCCCAACGTAGCTATCGCTTGTTGCCGTTTCCTTACCAGTAGCTGTTCAGGGGTAAGATCGGTTCCAGACAGAACAATTTGGTTCAATACCGTAGCATCTGAATTTGTCACCATATGACCATTTTCGAGAGGCCAACAGGAAAACCAACTTTGAGGCATAAGATGATCGATATCGAGATTGGAAAGATTTGGACCATCAGGCTTCTCTGTCTTCACTTGGCGACAAAGTTCTCTTTCAAGTTCCGTTAACATTGAGCGCATTTTCGGTGCGTCGAGCCTGCCAGGATAAAGTGGAGCATTGATGCAAGCATTGAGAAATTCTGAGTCACCAGGCCAACGTGAGGCTTCGCCATTTAAGCTATTGAGGATATTACGTAACTCAACACTGGAAATTTCCGTTTTAGACAAGTGCCGCAATACATTCATAAATACATTGTTGTAATTCTTTGGCGTCAGGCCACATACGGCTCTTCGTACTACGTAGGAGACAAGATCATTATACATGGCTGCTTTCTCATCATCAGCGATGTTAGCTATCGAAATGAACAAAGCAAGCGGATAAAGTGTCGTCACATCATAGTCTGCGATGCGATATCCAAAGTGTGAGATGGGGGTTGTGCCAAAACCATCAACCAATTCTTTATATTGTGATGCATATTGTTTGAGGCGCTTTACTTGCAGATCTGCTCGTTGTGAAGACAAGTCCTTACTTACATAATCACGATACTCATTGTAAAGGCGAGACAGATCAATTTCACGCTGCCTTTCTGATTGCAATGTCGCATGTACTAGCCACTCCATGCGTGGTTTATTAATACGTCCACGGCGTTGCTTTTCCGACCAGTATTTATCTTCAAAGCTCTTCCACTCATTTTCATATAATTCAATAGCATTAATATTTTCATGCTCAGCGCACATAAAGATATAGTTGCGAATAAGATCCGTGGCATGAAGTTCCGCCCCTCGCCCATTTAATGTTTCAAAAATTATTTGGGCATCATCTTCAGCTTCGAGAAATATGCTTACCAGTTTCAGATCTGTTAAGACAGCCTCAATTAGAGCTACAGCATTTTCTTGTGGTGAGTGGTTTTCTATTTTAATCCATTTTATAAAGGCTTCAGTAAAAAAACATAATGCTTCTAGTGATGGCGGGTGATTAAAATGCTTACGCAACGTACCATGCTGCGTGAAACTATCAGAGAATACGTCCCGGAGATCGTCAATATTTTCAACATTAAAACTTTGAATAAAATGAGTTTGATCCCGAAAAGTTGGCCATAGTTTGAAGCGTTCTACTTCTTTATTTCGCATTGTGTCTTCGTTTGAGTTTTTCAGGCAAGGCGAAATGAGAGCCTCTAAGCTGAAAAGATCCGTAGCACGTAATGCTAATCGGATGGATGCCAGAACATATTGAAGAGTGGTCAATCGTTGCTGACCATCAATAATATGTATGGAATCTACACCTAATAATCCTTTTTTTGATTGAGGTTCCAGTACAACCGCACCAAGGAAATGGGGAGTTGGTTTTGTACCCGAGAGCCGGGATTGTGCTTTCTCTAGGATATCCTCCAGTAGAGCTGACCATTGGTCTTGCTGAGTCCATACATAGGCACGTTGATAGAATGGAACACAGTATTGTCGGCGGTCTTGAAAAAGTTGTTGGACAGTTAGCGTCTCGGATTTCATGGTATACCTGTAAGCGACATTGTACAAAAGTGAGGAGTTAATCTGATTTAGAACAATCATTTTATTTTGCTATGATACAACGTATTTGTTACCGGTTAAGCAAAAAACGCGTCTGAACGCTGACGTTTTAGGGCTTTACTGGTTATTCTTTCTTATCTCTTCATCATTGGATTTGCCCCTATATTTCCAGACATCTGTTATCACTTAACCCATTACAAGCCCGCTGCCGCAGATATTCCCG